GTGGCCGCGTGGGTCATCGCAGTTGCCTCGTCCATCTGGCCTGCACTGGCCGGCGCCCCACAGCTGCCGCTGGCCGGTCTGTCCGGCGTCCTGATCCGCCGGCTGCTGCCCGGCTACGTGCGCATGGTGGAGAGAGCCACCGGCGCCATCGGAGGCGAGAAGCCATGAGCTCACTGATTCGATTCTTGGGCGCACTGTGGGCGCTGGTCGTGGGTGCCGCTGCCGACGCGTTGCGCTGGCTGGGAAAACCTGGGAGCAAGATCAAGCTGGTGTGTGCCGTGCTGGCTTTCGGGTGCTTGGTCTCAGGCCTGACGGCTTGGGAGAAGGAGCAGAAGATCCGTGATCTGAACGCCCAGGTCATCAAGGTCCAGGCTGACTGGAAAGCGGACGCTGCCCGGCTGCAGGCTGATGTGGACACCCGTGATCAAAGGCTGGCCGAGGTTGCCATCGCGCTCCGGGCAGAGGCAGAGAAACTGGAAGCCTTGAAGGCTGAGAGTGCGGCTGCACTACAGAGCTTGGCCGGCAAGATCGAAGCCTCTGAGAAGGAGGCATCTACCTGGCGCGGTCGGTACGAGCAGAGGCCGGACACCTGCAAAGCAGCGCTGGAGCTGCTCGATTCCGCCTGCCCAGCATTGAAGGGGTACTGAAATGCGCGCCATCGTGTTTGCTTTCGCCATGCTGCTGGCCGCCTGTCACGCCGCACCCATCAAGCCGAACGTGCCCCCGCCAGCCGTGATCAAAGTCCCGGTAGCCACCTACGTTCCCATCGATGCCGCGCTGACCAAGCGCTGCCGTTGGGTGCGTGATGGGAAGCCATCGGAGGTGTTCGATGTGAGCAACGGAAGGAAGCGTTGCCTCCTTCAGTACGAAGCGCAGCTCGATGCTGTGGACCAGGTGCAAGGCAAGCCGGCGCCGACCACGGAAATTACGGATTGAGGTCGTTTCACGTGCAATGTTCCACGAAGGGGGCCCCTGGGCGAAACCAGGGCCACCGGGGGGAATTCGGACCCCGGTAAAAGACAGTATTTCGGCCTCTAGGGTGCTCCACCACAGGCCACGCATTTGGCGGTTTTTGCCGGGAGAAACCGCATTTTCTGGCCTGAATAGGCTGTGCATCGGGTAGAACATGGCTGACATCCACGAATTCACCAAAGGCTGGTCCGTGGCCAGACTGGCGGATGAGTTCGGGATGGACCGCCGAACGGCCAGCAAGCGCCTGAAGGAGGCCGGCGTCCCGCCGCTGACCAAGCGCGCCGGGCACGACGTCTATCGCCTGGCCGACGCAGCCCCTGCGCTGGTGAATCCGGGTGCCGCGGCGTTCGGCGCGGAGGGTGTGGTCGATCCGCGCGACCTGCCGCCGATGGAGCGCCGCGCCTACTACCAGTCGGAGAACGAGCGCCTAAAGGTCGAGTCGACCATCGGGCAGCTGGTGCCGGCGGCAGAGGTCGAGGCCGACTACGCCGAGCTGGTGAAGAAGGTAGTGCAGTTCTTCGACACGCTGCCGGACGTGCTCGAGCGCAAGGCAGGGCTCACGCCAGAGCAGGTAGTGAAGGTCCAGGACGAGTGCGATCGCGTCCGGCAATCCATGTACGAGGGCATCACCGATGACGACGTACGCGACAGCGCGTAGCGTGCGCCAAGGCGTTGCCGAGATGATCCGGCCGCCGCGCCGCATCAGGGTGAGCGAGGGCGCACGGGTGCTGCAGGTGGCCAATGCCGCCGGCGCGGCCGGTTCCTGGGATCCAGACACCACGCCCTACATGGTCGAGCCGCTGGATACGACCGGCAGCCGCCATTACGAGGCGGTGGTGTTCGTAGGGCCGGCGCGGTCGGGCAAGACCATCTCGCTGATCGATGCGCGTCTGGCCTACCTGATCACCTGCAACCCGGCCGACGCCATGGTTGTGCAGATGTCCAAGGACGCGGCCGAGGACTACAGCAAGACCCGTATCGCACGCAGCATCGCCGCCAGCCCAGAGCTACGCTCTCGGTTGAGCCCGCGTGCCCACGACGACAACATCCTGCTGAAGTTCTTCCGGTCGGGAATGTCGCTGCGCATGGGCTGGCCGTCGGTGTCGGTGCTGTCGGGCAAGGACATCCACGACGTCCTGATGACGGACGTGGACAACTACACCGGCGACCTGACGATCGACGAGTGCTTCGGCCTGGGCCTGAAGCGCACGCAGACCTACATGTCCGCCGGCATGGTGGTGGCCGAGTCGAGCCCGGCAACGGACTACGCCGACGGCGCGTGGAAGCCGCTGAACCCGCACCAAGGGCCACCAGCCGCCGGTATCGCCGCGCTGTATGCGCGGGGTGACCGCCGCCGCTGGTACTGGCCCTGCCCGGAATGTGGAGAGCGGTTCCAGGCAGCGCCCGGCTATGACGGGTTCGCGCTACCGCCGATGGAGGAACTGCTCGAGCGCGTCGTGCTGGACGACGTGCAGAAGATGGCGCGTCACTATTCGCTGCTGCACTGCCCGCACTGTGGTGTCGGGCTGCAGCACCGGTGGAAGGATGGGATGAACCGCAGCGGCGTCTGGGCTGCGGAAGGCCAGGTCGTAAACGCGGATGGAACGGTCACAGGCGAACGGCCGGAGACTCGCATCGCCAGCTACTGGCTCGGCGGTGTCGCCGCGTCCTACCAGTCCTGGGAATCGCTGATCGAGCGCTACCTACAGGCGCTTCGGACCTTCTCCACCACCGGTGAAGAGCGTCCGCTGAAGACCACGCACAACGTGGACGGGGCGATCAACTACGTGCCGATGGCGGCGCGGTCGGCCAGCGACCCGAACGAGATGCAGGAGCGCGCCGAGGTCTGGCCTGCTGGCGCGGTGCCCGCTGGCGTGCGCTTCTTGCTGGGTGAGGTTGACGTCCAGGCCAACCGCTTCGTCGTGCTGGTGCTGGGCTTCGGCATCGGCGAATCCGGGCAGCTAGAGCGCTGGGTGGTGGATTCCTTCACCCTGCGCACGTCCAAGCGCGAGGACGGCTCGGGCGGCTTCCTGCCGCTGGATCCGCCGAAGTACCTGGAAGACTGGGAACGCCTGGTCGAGAAGGTCATCAGCCGTCGCTATCCGCTGGACGATGGCACCGGCCGCAGCATGCCGATCCACGCCGTGGGCATCGACTGGGGCGGCAAGTCGGGCACCTCGGTGCGCGCGCTGGAGTTCTGGCGCTCGCTCAAGGCCCGGAAGCTCCACGCCAGGGTCAGGCTGATCAAGGGCGATGCTCGCCGCGAGGGCGGTTTGTTCCGCGAGACCTTCCCCGACAGCAGCAAGCGCAGGGACCGTAAATCCGGGTCGAAGGGCGATGTGCCGCAGCTGCTGCTCAACGTGGACAGGCTGAAGGACACCGTCGACGCCAACGTGAAGCGCGCAGAACCCGGCCCGGGCTACTACCACTTCCCCGACTGGCTGCCGGAAGCGTTCTACGCCGAGCTGACAGCGGAATCGAGGACGGCAAAGGGCTGGGAGAACCTGGCGAAACGACGCAATGAGGCGTTCGACCTGTGCGGCTATGCCGAGGGCATGGCGCTGTGGCTGAAGGTTCCGGCCATCAACTGGACCGCGCCGCCGCCATGGGCTGCGCCGTGGGACGACAACCCAGACGTGAGGGCAGACGACGTCGCGCCGGCGCCAATGCCGCGCACGCGCACCCGCCGCGTCATCCGAAGCAAGTACCTGGGACGCTGAAATGGCATTCACCACCAAGCAAGTCGAACAACTGGAAGCCGCGATCGCGGCCGGCGTGCTGAGCGTCCGATATGCCGACCGCACCGTGACCTACCAGAGCCTGGTGGAGATGCGCCGCCTGCTGAAGCAGATGCGCGATGAGCTGGGCCAGGCCGCGGGTGTACCGCGGCGCCGCCGCGTCGTGCGCCTCTACCAATCGGGGACCGGCAATGTCTGAGACCGCCGAGAGCAGTTACCGCGCGGCCGGCAATGGCCGCCGCCTTCGTGCCTTCCGGCCGACGTCGCTCGGGCCCAACGCATCGCTCTTGGGTCTGCCGACGCTGCTGGCACGGGCACGGCACCTGGCCCGGAATGACCCGTGGATGGTCAGCGCGCTCAACAAGAGCGTGTCGAACGGCATCGCCACCGGCATCCAGGCGAAGCCGATCTGGGGCACGAAGGAGCACAAGAAGAAGGTCACCAAGCTGTGGACCCGCTGGGGCAAGTACGCTGACGCTGATGGCGTGCTGGTGTGGGAAGGCCTGCAGGCGCTCGCCTGGCGCGAGTGGAAAGAGGCTGGCGAGGTGTTCGCCCGCATCCGGTACCGACGGCCCGAGGACGGCTTGCCTGTGCCGCTGCAGGTGCAGCTGATCGAATCGGAGCAGTGCCCGCAGCACTACAACGGCGTGGCCAGCAACGGCAACGTGATCCGGCAGGGCATCGAGGTCGATAGCATCGGCCGCCGCGTGGCCTACTGGATGTACCGGGAGCACCCCGGCGACCTGCAGCTGACCGTGAACGGCAACGAGCTGGTGCGCGTGCCTGCGGACCAGGTGCTGCATCTGTACCGGCCGAATCGGGCTGGCGCGATGCGGGGTGTGCCCGGCTCCGCTCCGGCCCTCCTGCGCATGTTCAACCTGGACCGCCTCGATGATGCGGTGCTGGAACGGCAGGCGCTGGCCAACCTGTTCGCGGGCTTCATCACCACCGACGCAAACGCGGATGGGGAAGACGGTGAGGCCATCGGCGACCTGATCACCGGTGAGGATGCCGACGGCACGGCCATCGGTGGGCTTGAGCCGGGCACGATGCAGGAGCTTCCACCTGGCCGCAAGATCACCTTCGCCGAACCGCCCAGCGCCGGCTCGGACTATGCCGAGTTCCTGCGCGGGCACCTGCTGGCGATCTGTGCCAGCCAGGACGTGCCCTATGAAGTGCTGACCGGTGACCTGCGCAACGTCTCTGACCGCGCGCTGCGCCTGATCCTCAACGAGTTCCGCCGGGTCATCGAGCAGGACCAGTGGCTCTTCATGATCCCCATGTTCTGCCAGCGGGTCCGCGATGCCTTCATGGACCAGGCGGTGCTGGCGGGTCTGCTGAAGGTGCCGCGCTATGCGGCCCTGCGCGATGACGTAACCGAAACCCTCTGGGTGCCGGAGGGCTGGCCCTGGAGCCATCCGGTGCAGGACGTGACGTCCGAACTCAAGGCGGTGCGGGCGGGATTCAAGTCGCGCAGCAAGGTGGTGCTGAGCGCCGGCGAGGATCCCGAACAGGTCGACGCCGAACAGGCGCAGGACAACGCACGTGCAGACGCAGCCGGGCTTCGCTACGACAGCGACCCGAGGCGGACGAACGCCTCCGGTGCCCGGCAGGACGACGAACCCGGCGCCCTTGGCGCTAACGACGATGAAAGGAATGACGATGACGAGTAAGCCTGGCCTGTTGGCCCGAATGCTGGGTCGCGGCAGCCGTGCGCCCGTGGTGGCCTCGCTCGCCGCCGCGGTCCTCAACCAGCCCCTGCTGGTGCAGCCGTCCATCGGCGAAGCACTGGTGGGCGGCTATCTGGAAGGGAAGGTCACCAGCGACGACAGCGTGCTGAAGGCCGACCGCTTCGAAGTGTCCGGCCCCGATGGGCAGCCGGTGGGCGTCGCCCAGAATCTGATCGGGGTGATCAACCTGTCCGGTGCAATGGTGAACCGCCCGATGCCCGGCCCCAGTGGTTCGGGGCCGGTGAGCTATGCCGCGGTGCGGGATACCTTCGACGAACTGCTGAACGACGATGCGGTGACGTCCATCATCCTGCGGCTGGATACGCCGGGTGGTATGGCGTCGGGCTGCTTCGACTTGGTCGACCACATCTTCGAGGCGCGCGGCCGGAAGCCGGTCTATGCGCTGGTCGATGACCATGCGTACTCCGCCGGCTTCGCGCTCGCTTCGGCTTGCGATGAGATCTGGATCAGCCGCACGGGCGGCGTCGGGTCGGTAGGCGTTGTCTGCTATCACCACGACTGGAGCGGTAACAACGCCCAGATTGGCCTGAAGGTGACCCCGCTGTTCGCCGGCGCCCGCAAGGTCGACTTCAACCCGAACTTCCCGCTCAGCGAGGAAGCGCACGCCGAGGCCATGGCCGATCTGGAGGACATGCGCACGATGTTCGTGGACACCGTGGCGCGGAATCTCGGCATGGAGGCTGATGCCGTGCGCGCCACCGAGGCGGCCTGCTACCGCGGCCAGGCCGCCGTGGCAGTGGGCTTCGCCACCCGGCTCGGTACCTGGCACGACCTGATCGCACACCTCGGTGCCGCCGAAGCACCGCCACCGCCCGCGCCGGGCAACTCTGACCCGGACGACGAGCCGGAGGCAGC